TGCACGGTTTTACGGTTGTCAACATCGACACATCCGAACCACTTTGGATTTCGTTTACAACAACGGCAGCAGCGAGCGGCACGGATTCTTACCCACTCCCTGCCGCGACCGCTTCAACATTCGCCGGAGCAGGATCATTCACATCGCCGCCGGGATTCGGGCTCAATCACGCCTTGTCTGTGATCGCGGCGACAACAGCGCACAAATATTCCTGCACGTGGTGGTGAGCTATGCGGATTATTTTTACACTGCTTTTGTGTCTATGGTTCGGTCCTGCCTCTGCTCAGTGGGGTGAGGGTCGTGGCTGGTTGACGGGGGTCGGATGGTTGCCGTTGGCGCGTGCACCAGTGGGTGGGGCTTATACCGGTCCCGGTGACATTCAAAGCGGTGCGCTCGCTTGGTATGGGTTGCGAGGCTACAACGCGGCTTATTCCACAGGCAGCAATCCGGCGGTTGATCTTGTCGATCAGGCCGGAGCCAATACGATCACGATCAATATTCTTGCCAATGGCAACCTTGATACCGCTTCCATCAGCGCATGGGTAACTGCTCATTCGGTAACAACTATCAACATCACAAGATGTTATGACCAAAGTGGAAATGGTAACCATGCCGTTCAGGCGACCTTGGCAAACATGCCAACGCTTACGCTAAGCGGTCTTGGCTCACTTCCGATTATGACTACCAGTGCAACCCCATTGTTTTTATTAGCTCCAACGACTCTGACGGCACCACAGCCATTTAGCATGTCAGGAATTGCAGATAGAACAACCGGCGCTTCGCTACAATTCTTTTTTGCGACCAGCAATACAACCGGAATGGCGGGAGATGGGACCAATAGCTTCACGCTCTATGCGGGTAATACGAATGATGTGACGGCGGCAAATAACGCTTATCACGCGGTACAGGGTTTGTTTAATGGGGTGTCTTCTTCCATTCAGATCGATGGCACTTTGACTACGGGACAGAACGCAGGAGCACAAACTGCAAGTGCACAACCAGTTATTGGAGGCGGTAATAGCGGAGGCGGATTTCCATTTCCTGGCAACATTCTAGAAGTTGGTATCTGGTCCGGCGATCAATCGTCGCACTTCAGCGCAATGAACAGTAATCAGCATACCTACTGGGGCTTCTAACCAATGTCGGGAATGCTAATGATCAACCGTCGCGATTTTATTCGCGCAGGGTGTGCCGCAGGTGCAATTTCGCTAGCTCCTAATTTTCTTGATGAGGCACAAGCCGGTCTTCATCTTCACGGCATTGGCTCCGCGTACGAGGGTCTTGTTGCTTCGCGCGCGCGAATGATGACGACAAACGATACAACCAACAAGCAATTGATGGGTCGATATGGGTTGATTTCGACTGAGGCACTGACTTCTATTCGTTTTGTCTTTAGCAATTTTACTTCGAACAGCGGTGCTGACGCCGGAAACGGCTCGGCCTCTACGATTACGGCCAGCATTGAATATCCAGCCGGGATCTTCACGCAATTGCTGTTTGGAGGTTCGACCTCTGGCACCATGACCAGCGGCGGAATTATCTTCTCTGATTATATCTCTATCGTCATCCCCGCTAACACCACGTTCTGGTCAAGGCAGTTTATCACGAATTCGAGTGGTCTCGTTTACTGCAACTGGCAAAATTCGTTCTTTGGTGAAGCGACGAACGGCGCGGTTTCCGGTCTATCGGATCAGACGATGGGCGGAACGATCACCAATTCTCTTTCTTCCGCGTGCTCTCCTCCACTGGCAGTTTTAGGCACGACGGTAAACCCATCGGTCATCATCGTCGGAGACTCTATCGGTCGTGGTGATGGTGGCAATGGAGAGGATACTTCTAACACCGTTACTGGGCACAATGGAAAATCTGGCCTTATCACACCGTCATTGGGCTCGATACCATTTTTGAATTTGTCGTGGCCCAGCGTGACCGCGCAGAATTGGGTAACTAATGCTCCATCGAGAAAGCAACTGATTTCTCAAGGTTCGCATCTTATTTCGGAACTTGGTGTTAACGACTTGAGCAACAGCCGCACGTCAGCACAAATCATAACGGACCTGCAAGCTATCTGGGCTTTTGCGCTGGGTGGACAAAAGATTTATCAGACAACGATCACACCGCATTCATCGTCAACCGATGCCTGGGCAACGATTGGAAATCAAACCGCTCTTAATCAGGCGACGCGAGCAACACTAAATCAGGCAATACGAGCCGTGATTTTTGGAGCAAAAGGCTTTTATAACACAGCTTCCATACTCGAAACCGCACAGGATAGCGACATCTGGATTGCCTCACCGGCGCCACCCTACACTACTGATGGCCTGCATCCTGATGCGGCCGGATATTCTTTGGTGCAGTCGTCCGGAATTATTAGTCCGGTTACGTGGCCCTAGCCCATCTCTACCCCGAGCAGAGCGCCCCGGCTAGCTCTTGGGAAACCGCCGCCCGCATGTTATGAGAGTTCTATGACAACCTAGAAAGGAATCTACAATGGCAAGATGGAAACTAACCGCTAAGCACTACCTTCACGCCCTCCAATATGGCCAACCCTCCGAATGGCAGCGTGAGGAAATCAACGTCCAATCTGGCCGGGCATTTCGCAAGACTTATCCCGTTCCGATGTTCATTGATCCAGATGATTCTCATTGCATCAACCGACACTTGGGCTACTGTGTCATCGCTACGGAAGGCTCTGATCAACCCGGTGATCTAATCGTCTCCAACTTCAAACCAACCCCAGATATGGAGCCACTCGATGAGGAAGCACGCCAGCTCTCCGAAGCTGAGCGCCCACATTGGATCAACCCAATCGATGGCCTTTCCCCGACCATGGGTGAGGACTTTGCCAATCAGCTCCTCGCCGCTCTTCAGCAACAGATGAACAAGACGCAGGTTGGTGGGAGTGGAGCTACATCCTCTGAAGTCTCCAATCTCAGCACCCTCGTTGCAGCTCAGCAGAAGCAGATTGAGGCTCTCATTCATGCGTTGTCAGGAAAGGGCAAGGAAGCCGAAAGCGAAGCTGGACTTAAGAGCTTGGGAGAACACCTCGCGGAAAGCTATGACCCCGCCAACCACGTCGTTGACGATCTCGAACCGCTGCCAAGCAATGAGCAAATCGAGGCTGCGCAGAAGGCGGCCGCTGGATTGACCAAATCTCCGGTCAAGGTCGACCGAACAGTGCGGAGGATCTAACTATGGGCTCTCAGCTGGATCTCGATCAAGGCGGCACCTTTCGCCAGTACCAAGAAGTCTGGCTGGGGCCTTCGCTTGGATGGCAGACAGTGCCACAGGAGGCTGTGTTCCCGATCACTATTATTGGCACCTATGCTATCTCTCGTGGAACCAATCTCATCACCATCAACGCCAACGCCAACGTCACCATCAATCTTCCTTCATCTAAGGCAGGCCTCCCCAGCGCTCTTCCAGGTCAGTGGTACCTAACCCCTGTCTCCATCGTCGACATTGGAGGCTTCGCCGCAGCCAACACCTACACCATCAACCCCTTTGGTACTGAAACGATCTCTGGCTTGGCAACAATTCGGCTGGCTTCCAACTTCGGCGCCTTTCTACTCAAACCAATCCTCGAAACCGGTGGATGGACACTCTTGCAATGAAACGCTTCCTTCTCGCTCTCATCCTTTCTCTACTTCCTATTGTAGCCTTGGCACAATGCAACGGAGTATTTCCATCAAACACTCTCTGTGGCAACACTACCGGCTCGCCAGCAATACCAATTCCATCCACAGTCGCCGGTCCCATTGTTGGCGGTCCCGGTTCCTCTGTCGTCAACGACGTTGCCGTTTGGAACAACACCACCGGAACCCTTCTAAAAGACGTTCCCTTTGGGGGCCTCAACTATACTCAAAGTGCCAACGGCACTGGCGTTCTGCGCACTGCTCAGACCAAGCTCGATGACGCTGTTTCCGTAAAAGATTTTGGCGTTAAATGTGACAACTCAACCGATGACACTGCTGCGATAGTCGTAGCCGATGTTGCAGCTGCTGCTGTTGGCAAAGCCCTACGCTTCCCGGCTGGTATATGCATTGTCAGTGCAACCATAACCCCATCTACCGGCGCGCATTGGATCGGCGATGGCTATGCTGCAACTACTCTAAAGCGGAATAATGCTACATGTGCTATCCTAACCATTTCGAATTCATTCGTTACTATTGATGAATTCAGTTTTGCATCGACAGTTACATGCACAAGCGGCACTTTCATTGCGCTCAGCGGCAACAACTTTACAGCACACGATCTGTATGCAACTGCCGCCTTTACTTGCTTTACTATGGGCACATCGGGTTCCTCCGTAAGTGTTGCTGTTGTTTTAATTGACCAATTACAATGCCTCAATACAGTCGCCGGACAGAATAGTATTACTATTAACAATACCGGTGGTGGCAATATTGAAATGCGTAATATCTTCGCCAACAATTCGGCGGGAGCACGCCCATTTTCACATATCAATTTTATAAATTCCCCTGACTTTACATGCGTGGATTGCAATCTGCTTTCTGCGCAGAACAATATCTACATCAATCCAGCCTCAGGCCAGTCTGTCGTTAGTACCAACTTTATCGGCGGCTTCTCTGATCAGGCATCAATAAACGCAGTTGCAATTGTTCCTAGCGGAACCGGCTTCGTTGGCCGCTCGCGCTTCCTTGGCTTCTGGTTCTTTTGTTCTAACTCATCTTGCAATGGGTTCGATATCGCAACGGCTGGTACATCAAACGTTGATGGTATTGACTGTACTGCGTGTGATATTTACAGCAACTCTGCCACTACTACCAACGGCGTCGTCACTTCACAAGGTGCAGGCACAACCATCAAGAATGTATCGATCAACGGCAGCAGAATCGCTGGTTGGACTAACGGCGTTAACATCGGTGGCCTGATCAGCGGATCAATCAAGAACTCCAAAATTGGCTCCAACGGTAATTTTGCTGTCAATACTACCGGCATAGCCTTGGGTGGAACCATTGGCACTCTATCGGTTACCACAAATGATTTAACCGGCAATACTACACCGCTCTCGAATTCGTCAACGCCTACGCTATTACAGATCGTAAGCAATATCGGCTATAATCCAGTAGGGCCTGTCGCCGCTATCTCGGTTGGAGCCTCGCCATTCACCTACACCGCTGGTCCCTCGCCAGAAACAGTTTACTTAAATGGCGGGACAGTTTCACTGGTAGAAACGGCAAACAATGGAACCTTCGTTACTGTCCTGGTAACAACGAACACCTCTGCCTATCTTGGCCCGAACGAACAATTACGCGTGACCTACACCGCTGCCCCGACGATGGTGAAAGCCATTCATTAACAAGGAAAACCAATGTCCGAACCAGAACACTCCGACTCCATCTACCTCGAACGCATCTCCAGAGACATGAAACTAGTCCGCGAGATGCTAACAACCGTCGTCAACTACATGCGTGAAGCCGAATCGGAAGTCCCCGAAAAAATGCGCCGGTTCATCATGTACATGCATGACGTCCACGATGTCTCCTACCTCTACGAATCCCGTGGCATACCTGTTCCCGACTACATCTCCCGCGAACTCGAACGCTGCGACGATCGCTATCGCCAACTCCTCGTCGAACTCCACATGGACGGTGGCACGTTCGAAAAAGTCCGTCGAGAGATGGCCAAAGACCCACTCAATCGCTGGGACCACACTCGTCAACTACCCAAACCAAAGGAGAACCAACCATGAAGCAACAAGGTCGCGCAGATCGATCCGGCCCAACTGGGCAAAAGATCGAACCCAACGCCAAGGCAATCAACCCTGGCGCCGTCTCTTACCTCGGCAACCACCTTGGCAACCATGCCACCGAGGTCAACGGCAAGCCACTTAACAATCATACACCCTGGTCCGCAGGTCAAGGCTACAACCCTCCTCCATACTCCACCAGCACAGATGGTTCCGCTCCTGGCGCTGGGATGGTCATTCACAAGAGCGGCTCACAAGGCAAACGGTAAGGAAGTCGACAATGGCCGATCTAGAAGAAGTCGCAAACCTCCTCCACGTGCATGAGAAAGCCTCAGCGCATGGGGATCTTTTGAAGAACATCGCCAACACCGCGATGGCTAAGCTCAGGCTCATCAACGAGGAACATGGCAAGCCCACGGCTCCAGTCCAGAGCGATGTAGAAGACAATCTTCTAGCAGGGCATGAGCCCGTATCCGAACAGGAAGGCGAAGACGATGACCAATGACATCCTCTCCCAATACGGTCCTGGCACCTCCCAACCTCAGCGCGGCGTTATCTCAAAAGGCGGTGTGATGCCTGGCGATACCAAAGACGTCCGCAACTATGCCTACCCCTGCGGGCCAAAAAACATCATGGACCCAAAATCCCCTGGCCTCCATGGCACCAACCAAGGCATCACCAACGGTCCGGACAATGGTGGATCACACTCCGGTTCTCCCGGTCTCGGCGGAACCAACTACGGCTGTTGTGGATCGCAAGGCAAATACTAACCCAGGAGAGCGGCGGTGGCAGACACAGCATCAATAGTTAACCGAGCCTTAGCCTCATTCGGCAGTCGCACAACCGTGACCGCCGCTCTCCTCGCCAGCAATGGAAGTAATGAGGCAATCCAAGCCAACCTTATCTATATCCCCCACCGCCGCCGACTCCTTCGCATGGCTCCTTGGTCTTGTGGATTCAACACTGCGCTTCTCAACTACATCACCTCATCCTTCGGCACTCCAGAGAACACCTCCCCAGCCACCAACATCTGGCAAAAGGGCCAACCAGCCCCACCTTGGGCTTACGAATACCAATACCCACTCGACTGCATCCGCGCCTGTTGGGTCACACCCCAAACCGCTACCGGCTTTGCCTCGGGCGTTCCCATCACCACCGCAGTCACTGGCGGCTCACCCTCCTTCTGGCAAGGTCCACCGGTCAAATTCTCCATCGCCATCGATCAATTCTTCCCTGTCATCAGTGCCGCTGTCCAAGTCTCTGGTGGTCAGTACGCCATCGGAGATCTGATCACCCTTGCTCAAGCTCCTCAGGGCTCTGCCCCTGTCGGTGCGCCTGTTGTTCTTCAAGTCCTTACCCTAACCGGTTCTGGCGTGGCTACCGTAGCCGTGGTCAATGTAGTTCGTGGCGAGGCCACTCCTGTAGGCGGCAGTTACTTTGCCCAACAAACCAATCCAGTTGCACAAGGCTCCACCACTGGAATCGGCACTGCAGCTACCTTCAATCTAACCTACGGTCCACAAAGCGACCAACGAGTAATCCTAACCAACCAAGAATTCGCCATCCTCAACTACGTCCGCGATGTCACCGACGAAAACGTCTTCGATGATTCCTTCCAAGAAGCCTTCGTCGACATCCTCGGCGCATCCCTCTGCAAAGCCCTCACCGGCGACTCCAAACGGGCCAACCTCGCAATCGCCCAGGCCAATGCGATGATCACCGAAGCTCGTGGCAACGACGCCAACGAAGGCCTTAAAGTCAACGACGTAACTCCCGACTGGCTCCGCATCCGCGGCATCGACTACGTTGAAGACTACTCAGGTCCTTACAACACCGGCTTCAACTGGGGCGCTATGTGGCCGGGGTTTAACTAAATGTCCAACCCAGTCATCCAACCCTCTTTCAACTCAGGCGAATGGGCACCAGCCCTAAACGCCCGTGTCGACCTTGCCAAATACCACTCCGGCGCTGCTCTCCTCCGCAATTTCTTCGTCGACTATCGCGGTGGCGCAACTACCAGGCCCGGCACACGCTATATCCTCCAAACCCGCCTAACCTCCACCGTCCGCATCATCCCCTTCCAAGCTTCATTCACCGTCACCTACATTCTAGAATTCGGTCAAGGCTACGTCCGGTTCTTCAACAACGCCGCTCCGGTTCTTCAAACCGCCACTACCATAACCGCCGCTGCCGCTGGCCCACCAGAAGTTTTCACCGACACCGCTCATGGCTATATCATTGGCGATTGGCTTGTCATCGGTGGTAACACTTACATTGTCACAAACTTCCTCACCAATACCTTCACCCTTTCCGATCTCTTCGGCAATCCCATCAACACCAATCCATTCACCCTTCCAATTGCGGCCCAACGAATCTACACCATCACATCCCCATATCAAGCTAGCGAACTAGCTGGATTGAAGTTCGCCCAAAACGTCAATCAGTTGTATATAACCCACCCCAACTACCCACCATACGTCCTAACCCTAAACTCTGCCACCAACTGGACCCTGGCACCTATTGTAATCGGCGCTACAATAGCCGCTCCGGGCATTTCCAGCATCGGTACTTCCCTTGCCGCCGGAGTCGTCAGCTACGCCTACAAGGTCACCTCAGTAGATATCAATGGCCAAGAAAGTGCCCCTTCAGCCCCGGGCAACATAGTTAACCTACAAGACATCCGTTCGGTTGCCGGAACTATAACGGTTGGTATCAATCCTTCCGTCGGCGCAGTTAGCTCTAATGTTTACAGAGCCCTTCCATTCTATGGCGGTGGTGCCACAGTTCCAATCGGCGCTTCCTTTGGCTTTATCGGCAACTGCACCGGGACTACATTCGTCGACAGCAACATCACTCCAGACTTCTCTCAAGGCATACAGATCGTTCAGAACCCTTTCGCTGGAACCGGTGTTCAAACCATAAATGTTACCAACCAAGGCTCCTTCGGTGGCGCAGGCAGCAATCCCGTGCCAACAGTCAGCTTCTCCGGAGGCGGTGGTTCCGGTGCATCCGCTGTCGTCACTCTCACATGCTTCAGCGCCATAGTTAACGCCGGTGGCGTTGGCTATTTTGTAGGCGATGTATTGGCCGTCACCGGTGGCGTTTATGTCCAAGTCACCAGCGTAAGCGGCGCCCGTGCTGTTACAGGTGTGGCCGTTACAAACGGAGGATCAATATCCGCAGGCTCAACCCCAGCCAACCCTGCGGGATCAACCGTAGTATCCGGCAGTGGTCTTGGCTCTGGTTCAGGCGCAACCTTCGGCCTCACCTACGGCGTTTCATCTGTCGGCCTCACCTCTCCAGGCACAGGCTACACCACAGCGCCGACCGTTGGCTTTTCCTATGGCACTGCCGCAGCCACCGCTGTTCTCGGTGCCCCAACCTCTGGCAACCCAACCGTTCCGGCATTGTTCCAACAGCGCCTAATCCTCTCCGGTCCAGTCCTATCCCCAGCCCAAATGAACTTCTCCCAACCCGGCACACCGTTCAACTTCAACATCGAATTCCCGCTCCAACCCGACGATGCTATCCAAGCAACCCTTACCAACACTACCCTCAACAGCATCAAATCCATGGTCCCAGTCTCCGCAGGCCTAATCGTCTTCTCTGACAAAGGTGCTTGGCTCATCAACGGTGGCAGCTCTGGTTCGCCAATCTCTGCCCTCAGCCTAGTCGCCAACTCCCAAGGCTACTCCGGTGCCTCTGACCTTCCCCCAATCACCACTCCAACCGACATCCTCTACGTCCAAGCCAAACAATCCATCGTTCGCGATCTCGCCTATAACTTTTACCTGAACAACTACCTCGGCACCGATATCTCAATCCTCTCCTCCCACCTCTTCTATGGCTTCACTCTCAAAGAATGGGCATGGGCTGAAGAGCCCTTCAAAACCGCTTGGGCCGTCCGCAACGATGGTCAACTCCTTTCGCTTTGTTTCGTCAAAGAACAAGAGATGATCGCTTGGGCCCACCATGACACCCAAGGCACGTTCCAATCTATCGCATCTGTTACCGAGACCACAACCTCAGTCGGTTCCGTCGATGCAGTCTACCACGTTGTCCAACGAACCATTAACGGCGTTACGGTCCAATACATCGAACGCTTTGTCGAACTCACCTATCCCAACGACTACAAATCCTCTTGGCAAGTAGACGCAGGGATTGGTTACAAGGGTCCAGCTGCGACGACTTTTAGCGGTGCTCAACACTTGGGAGGTCAGGTTGTTACTGGCGTTGCTGATGGTGTTGTTATTAACTTCACAATGCCAACCTCCGGCTCGTTTGTATTTGGTATCGGGGGCACTGTGGGTCTTACTGGTATTCCAAATGCATCGATCGTAACCGTTGGTCTAGCCTTCCTTCCACAGCTCCAAACCCTAGCCCTCGACCTAGGCCAACCCACAGTCCAAGGCAAACGCAAGAAGGTCGCCGCGGTAACCACACGAGTCAAAGGCGCTCTAGGCCTGTCCGCTGGCAAAACCCTAGCCACCGTTCTCCCAATGCAAGACCTAATCCTCAACAACGTCGGCTCTATGTCCAACTCCCTCGTCACCGGTCTCGTCACCTCCGACGCACGTATGATCATCGACCCAGACTGGGACGTCTTTGGCCAATACTTCATCACCCAACCCAACCCTTACCCTGCTTCAATCCTCGGCGTGATTCCAGAAATCGAGGTCGGCGATGATTAGCATTGAGCTTGTTCCATTTCCCATCTCGGATTTCATCCGGCAACAGTCTGGCAATGTCCTATCCGAGCGTGAAGCCTCAATGATGGACTACTGCCACAAACTCGGCCAAGTCTACGCAGGGTTCATTGATGACAACTTTGTGTGTTGCTGGGGACTAATCCCCGGTTCCTTCGTCTCCAACCAAGCCTATCTTTGGATGTGGTCCCAAGGCCCCATCACTCATCAATTCACCTTCATCCGGCGCAGCCAAATCCAGGTCCAGGAAATGCTCAAGCGCTACCCAACTATCATCGGCCACTGCAAGCGCAGCTCCCGTTCAGCTCAGCGTTGGCTAAAATGGCTTGGCGCGGAGTTTGAGCCTGCCACAGGCGATATCCTTTCCTTCACAATCCGTAGGGTCTCCTAATGGCCGATCCAATCATCCTCGGCACCTCCATGGCTGCATCAGCCGCGGGCGGTATCATCTCTGGCATTGGCCAAGCCGATTCCGCCAACGCTCAAGCTTCTGCCTATCGCTACAAATCCGGCGTTGCCCTCCTCAACAAACAAATCAACGAACAAAACGCCAACTGGGCCAGCCAAGCCGGTGACATCCAAGCCGAAGAATCCGGGCTCAAATCTCGCCAAGAAATCGGCGAGACCAAAGTTGTCCAAGCAGCCTCTGGCTTCGACGTCAACTCGGGCACCAATGAAAAGATCCGCGAAGACCAAACCACTGTCGCAGCATTCAACCAAAACGTCATCCGCTGGGACGCAGCCAAGACCGCCTATGGCTATGAAACCAAAGCTGTCATGGACACCGCCGAATCCAATCTTGATCAAATGTCTGCGACTGGCGTGGAGAAAGCTGGACAGATCGAAATGATCGGCTCGTTCATCAACGCTGCGGGCTCTGTTGGCGGTAAGTGGATGCAGGCCAAAGGCCTTGGTTTAGCATAGGAGTAGATTAGATTGCCCCAAGCCCCAGGCCTAGTCCCCACCGCCCAACCCTCCCTCACTGGCACTCCCGAGGTCTCACTCCCGGTCCCAGTCGATGCATTCGGCGGCGCAATCGGTCACGCCATCCAATCCTTTGGCACCGACCTCACCCACGCGACCAACGAAATCTGGCAACAAGTTGTCGCCAACAAAAACCTCCAAAACGAAACCGAAGCCAAGAACGCCGACGCGCAATATATGATGCAAGCCGGTATCAAAAACGAAGAATTCAAACAACGCGAAGGTCTCAACGCTGGGCCAGACGCCCTCGCCAAGCACATCACCGATCTCAACGACCTCCGAACCAGCCTCCGTGGTTCCCTCAACCCAGCCGCGGCACGCATGTACGATGGCTCATCGCTCTCCAACATGGGCAGTTACATCCGCCTAGCCTCAGGCTACTCCGGCACACAAATGAAGGTCGCCAATAACAACGCTGCGACTTCACGCAAGGAGATCATCAAAAACAACATCGAGGCCGATCCCAACGACGAAGTCACTTTTCACCGGGGTACCCAAGCTCTCCGTGGTGAAAACTCTCGCCTAGCTGACAACGGTGGCTGGTCCCCAGACCAACTCGAAGCCACCAACCAATCCGATGTCTCTGACTATTGGTCCAAACGCATCGCCAGCCTGTCCAAAACCGACGCCATCGGTGCGCAGAAGATGCTCGACACTGCAACCAAAAACAAAGCCATCACCCCGACCGACGCTGGTCGGGTCACCGCAACCGTCCAGCAGCAATTCGACACTCAAGGCTCCCGTGTCATCACCAACAAAGTCCTCGCCGACCGTCGCGCAGGCGAAGAGGAAGCCGACAAACCCGTCGATACCTACATCGACGCAGGGATGAAAGAAGCCGACAAACTCGGACTTGATCCAGCTCGGCTAGAAGAATTCAAAGACCGCGTCCGCACCAGCATCATGACCAAATACAAACAACAAAAGTCCATCGAAACCGACTCCGATAACCAAAACGTACGGACCATTGGCAAGGCCTTGATCAAAGCCAACGCTGAAGGTCAATCTCCAACTACTTTAGAAGAACTCAAAGGCATAGACCCTGCCGTATCCCCAGCTTGGGATGCAATCTCTCGCGATCCGCGCAAGCAGCAGGCCATCCTCAAACAGCTCGAACACAATGCCGCTGGAACCAACCGCATCCCAACTACCCAAGCCAATCTCATGCTGTTCCACCAATACAAAGGCATGTCACTCTCCCCAGATGACGACAAACGCGCGAGCTTCATGGCACAGAACTTTGGCGCAGACAATCGCTTATCCCTACCCCAGCGCGATCACCTCATGAATATCCAAGAGCGCATGCAGAAGAACCAATACGATGATCCTCGCGTGGTCAGAGCCTTGCGTATTCTAGCTCCAGACATGCGTGGCGCAGACGTTAAATACCCAATCGATCCAAAAAAAGACCCGCAGAACTATTTCCAATTCGTCGGCGGCCTTGCCGATTCACTTGAGCAATACAAAACTGATCATCCGGGGAAGATGCCCAGTCCAGATGAGGTCAAGCAGATCGGCTCTCAGCTAATGCAAGAACAAGCCTCCCACTGGTGGCAGAGCCATGAGGCGTTTTATCAGATGCAGGCGGGGACTGATGACCAAAACCGCATCCGGGCCCTGCCGTTCTGGAAAGGCATAACCCCAGACGAAGGCAAAATCAACCGCTACTACCGGGCTGAGCTTTACCAACAGAAATATGGTGGCTCAGCCTCTCGCTCAAGCTCTAAGGTCCCGGATCAACCATGACCGACTACAGCGATTTCCTTGCCGAAGAGGTCGGCGCAGCTAAACGTGCCAACGCCGCGGCGCTTGACGATGATCCGGAACAAGCAGCCCGCGCCATCGATCTCTCCGATGCTACCGGCGTCCCAGCCACAACTATCTACGGCGATGTGGATGGGTTCGAACGCACACACAAGGCCACCCTTGGTTCCCAAATCATCGGTGACAATGAACACATCGTCGACTACATCAACTCTCACCCTCTCGCAGCCCGCGTTTCCAATGACGACTTGGGTCAACTCGACAACGTCTCCCAATCCCTCGAAGGCATCGGCCAGAAGTCCCGGCTCCAGAAATGGCTGGAGTCCGATTCGATGTCCGAATCCTTCATGCGCGGGTATGGCGACGCTCCGCTCGGCTCCTCAATCCTCTCCCGTCCGAGTGATGTTGAATTCGCCATGTCGCATCCAGAGGTTGGGGCGTTGGCTATGATGCTTGCCTCGCCTCCGGAGTTTCTCTCCCGTGCAGCCGGAGGTCTCATCTCCCTTGGCCACGATGGCGTCTCCCAAGTCCTTGGCGAAGGCCCTGCCAACGAACTCGCCGCGATGGCTGAGTGGGCGATGATGCGGGGTGATATCGGTGTCCACGCAGAAGGTGGACCACTCAAGCGCGTTGAACAAAACGCCAAGGCTTTGGAACACATCCGCGAAGTCGCCAATGGTCTCCAACTTGCCGATCCCTGGACCCAGATCGGTCGGGAACCACCCCTCGGCCTTCACCCGATCATCGACAAAGCCAAGGAAATCCAGGCCCGGGAAGACATCCGCGCACTCGATGGTGCAATGTCCGAAGCATCCAAATCCGCAACTCGTGAGCGCAGTCCCGATCTCTTCGCCGACAACTTCCTACGTGGTCCGCTCGCCGACCGCACAATCCGGATCAACGCGGAAGCCATCCGCGAACTCTACAGAGACAAACAACCAGTCCCAGACGATGGCATCCTTGGTTGGGTCCCAGGCATCGCCGAATCCCTCCCCGCTGCCGAAGCGGCTGGCGCGGATATCACTGTTCCACTCGCCGATTACCTCGCCAAAACCGAGCCTGACGTTCACAAAGCCCTACACGATCACATCTCCATCCGGGATGGCGTCCCTACACTCGATGAGATGAAAACCCACGCCGAACCCAAAACCGCTATCGCCGATCCCGTTGCCTCCCTCCGCGCCAGTGCTGGACTTGAACCCTTGGCCATGGCTGGTGATCGCAAGGTTCAGTTGAAACTTAAGCCCCAGCCTGAAGACCCAGACACTCCCGAGTGGGCAAAAGGCACTAAATTCAATCTATTCCATGATATCGATATGCACGATGAATCAGGTAAGCTCATTGGAAAGATTAACCTAAGTGAGGTCAAAGACGGCAAGGAACTCTACATTGAAATGATCAATGCAGGACCACAGCAACGAGGATTCTACCAACCCAACTTCCTAGGGCCGGCCCTAATCCGCGACGTCGGTCGTCAACTCAGGCAGATGTTTCCCAAAGCTTTTGGGCCGGATGGCGAAGGCATCACCGGTCATCGCGTTACCGGCGCACGGGATCAAGCAGGCGTTACCATGGACGCTAGTAAGTCCATGCCTAAGGTCAAATTCCACCTCGGTGAAGATCCCCAAACCTTCCGCGATCTCCTCGGTGCCTATTGGCAAAACGTCTCTCCAGAAGAAAACATCAACGTCCTCCGCAAAGACTTCACTCCAGCTGAATCCGCCGTTCGAGATGCAATCACCGCCGAGCTGAGCCGGATCGTTCCTTCGGCCGACGTAGACGTAACCCACGGCATCGACTTCCCCCGTGCAGGTGGAGCGGTCCGCGGGATGTTCCAACCCCGCACCGCGAAAATATTCGTCTCGCTGGAAAGCACCGGACCGGTCAGCACAGCTCGGCATGAAGCGATTCATTATCTCGCCCGGGAGGGTTTCTTCACCGACGCGGAATGGGATATACTGGTCAAGGCTGCCACTGAACTGGGTTGGCTTAAGAAATTCGACATTGAAGACCGCTACTCGAATTTCTCTAAGGATGTCCAGCACGAAGAAGCCATTGCCGAGGCCTACCAATCCTGGCGCAGGGGCGAAGAGGTTCTCAAGGACGATACAATCTTCCAGAAGATCAAGGATTTCATGGAAGTGGTCCGGAGGAGGATCAACGAGGCTCTCGGGAAGGAGATGAGCTGGGAGGAGATTTTCAAAGAAATTGACACTGGCCGGGTTGGGAGACGGGAGCTGGAGCCTGAGGAAGGTGAAGCTCCAGCTCTGGCCCAGGCTCGGTTGGATGGTGGCCACGAACCCTTGGCCCAAACCAAAGAACCATTCGGCCTGTACGACCGTGGCAAAACCTTGGGCGTGACCCAATCACACATGGATCGGATTCTTAAGCTAATCGAGAAGCGGAACACGGAAGATTACGAATTCAAACAACGTGCAGCCTTCCTTCGCCAACGACGCCGGTCTAACAAAGACTGGAAAGATCGCCGAACTGTCCTTCGCGATGAAGTCCGTGAGCAACTCACCGGCCGACCTGATATCGCCACAGATCAGTTCATGACAAAGTACGGCGTCAAGTTCCATCCGGACTATCTCTCCGAGGAACAAAAAGCCCGGCTCCCCAAGGACTACATTCAAAAGAAAGATGGCATCAACCCAGACGAACTCGCTCCGCACTTCGGCTACACCTCCGGCGATGCCATGGTCGAGCGCCTTGGCATGATGACCGAAGATCGCCGCCGGTCCGGCATGTCCTCCCGCGACTACCTCAACCGGATCATCGATGTTGAAACTGACCGTCGACTCAATCAAGAATTCGGCGACCGCGAAGCACACATTCTTGAAGAATCCAAAGACCAAGCCCTTAGCGAAACCAACCTCAACCTGGTCCACGAAGACACCCTCGCCTATGCGCTCAAAGCCGGGATCGACACCACCCCGCTCACGCGTGAGAATGTCAAAGCCATAGCTCGTGAGAAGATCAGCAATGTGCCTGTTGGGCAGCTAAGCTCTAGTCGGCTCTTTCAAAATGCACTTCAACTCGGCAAGAAGGTTGAGGAGGCCGGAGCTCAGAATAAATGGGACAAAGCTTATCGACTAATGCAGCATCGTCAATACGCCGTCGAGGGTGCCAAAATCGCGCTTGACTACGAACGCTCCCGCAAAGCCCTAGACCGTACCGCCAAGACCTTCCGCAAACGAGAGGTAGCCAGTGTCGCAACCACTTTCACTAATTGGGTTCATGATTTGCTTAACCGGGTGGGTTATCCTGTCAACCGTAGCATACAAGACCTGCAGGAGAATATCGGTCGCCAGACAGCGCAGACGCTTGCCACGTTTGTACGTGAAAAGGCTACGGAATGGAACGGACAGAGAGATTTGCCAATCGCAGATTTCATCCAGGACGCAGGATTCAGGCAGAAGCTGGATACCCTAACCCATTCTCAGTTCCAAGATTTCGAATCCGCGGTTGACATGCTCATCAAAGCTGGTCGCGATGAGAAGAAGATCTACGTTCAAGGCGAAGCCCGGGATCTGATAGCGACCAAGCAAGAGATGCGGGATAAACTCTCTACCTTTGGCACAGCCCCTTCCAAAGCCGATCCTGGCCCATTTGCGCGGTTCCCGAGACTCATTGTCTATGGCCTAACCGCCAAGGAAACCATGTTCAATCGTTGGGATCGCAACGATCCTTGGGGAATATTCAACCGAACGTTCTCCTATCCCTTCGCTCGAGCCGCCAATTCTGAGTCTGCTATGCTGCGTGAGGCCTCGAAGCTAATTGGCAAAATCGACCGGGCGAAGGATACTGCGAAGCTCGTCGACGCTCCATTCAACGATCCATTGACTTTCGATCCAAACTCTCCCGGGTCCGGCGGCTGGACTGGGTTCTCCAAAGGCCACGTCTATCAAATGATCAACAATGCTGGTAATGAATCCAACCTTCGCGTTCTCGCTGGTGGGTTTGGGATCGAGCCCGAGGCAGCGATGAAATGGCTTGGGCGGAATTCAACCAAAGCTGACTGGGATCGGGCACAGAAGTTGGGGGATATCTTCACTAGGTTTGTAAGTCGATCCGGCAACATGTACGAACGCATCGTCGGTGCGCCGTTCGAGAAGATCAACCTCAAGCCAATCGAAGTCACCTTCGCGGATGGCACAAAGGCCACCTACCCGGGTTGGTATCACCCACTCAAGCGAGACCCGATCCGTAATCTCTGGATCCAAGACGACGCCGGTCTATGGCATGAAAAGGATGTTGGCAAACGTGAGGATGTTTACGACTCCACTGATTTTTATCATTCTGCCGTTGCCAACGGCTACACCAAATCTCGAACCGGCGCGATCTATCCGCTGGATCTCACATTCGACATGACACCCAATTCCCTGCGCCAGATGATTCACGACATCGCCTTCCGCGAGGTGGTTCTCGAATCACAGAAGATCTTCGCCGATCGGCGGTTCCAATCCGATGTTGCCAAATACTACGGCAGAGAATACGCTGACGGTCTCATGCCCTATCTCAAGCGCATTGCGGGTTCCGCAGGCTCGGCCTCTCGCAACGAGGCCCGCGCCAATGCCTTCCTTGAGAAATTCCGGCAGAACATAATCTCCACCTACATCGCCGGGAACGTTGGAACCATCGCCAAGCATGGCCCAACCGCTTGGGTTTGGTCAATGAAAGAAGCAGGGATTGTTCCATTCCTCCGTGCGAGGTTCGGAGGGGTAGATGTGAAGCAGTATGCTAATGCTGTGCATACGCTTTATGGTCAGTCTCTCCAAGTCGCTCTCCAAGACCATGATTTCGTAATGTCCAACTTTGAAGAAATCCAACGCCGGGAGCGCCATTGGCAGGATACCTTTGGAGCTCAGCAGAATGAATTCGAACAAACATCCAATCTCCGAGCCAAGATGATGCAATGGGGAGCTGCTGGTGTGGCTTGGTCGGATATGGTCTCGGCCAAACCAACAGCTTTGGCAATCTACGATACTGCTCGCAGTGAAGGATTGTCTCACGGTGACGCGGTAACCCTTGGTGAACGCGGAGTGCGGCGAGCCCACGGCTCAACCGCGATCACTAACCAACCGCCTTTGGTTCTTGGTGGTGGTCAGCTAAATCGGTTCTTGACCAGCGTCTATGGCTTCTTTGGTACTGCTATG